CGCTGGAATGCAGTCCAGTTCCTCGGCCGCATCCTCGCCATAGGTGTCGCGGATGTCGGCGATCCATTCGGCCTTCGTCCCGATCTGACGGCCCGTGATCTCGGCCGACAGCCGCACCCGCTCATAGAGGCCGTCCGCAATGGCGTCGTCGAAGGTGATGGTCTTAACGGCGCCCTTGCGCTTCTTGGCCCGGATGTCGTCCAGCAGGAGGTTGAACGGGTTCGCCGTGCCGTCGTGGGTGGACACGACCACCACCTGGCCGCCCCACATCAGAAGCGCGACGGCGGCCTTCAGGACTTCGGCCAGGTCCTTATGGAAGGCCGCTTCGTCGATGATCACCAGACCCTGCTTGCCGCGTAGGGCGCGGGGCACGGACGGAAGGGCCACAATTTTGAAGCCCGAGGCGAACTTCAGCCGGAAGGCTTGGACCTTCTCGCCGTCGCCTTCCAGGATTTCCTCGTCGGCCTCCTCGGCCGCGATACCGAACGCCCTGGCCCACATGACGCACACGTCGATGAACTCGCGCGCCATCTCCTGATCATAGCCCATGTACCAGGCGTTCATCCCGCCGGCCGAGCCCTGGGCGGCGGCCTTCAGCACCGCATAGGCGGCCAGCGCCCAGGTTAGGCCGATGCGGCGGCTCTTCTCGATCGCGACCAACGAGACGCCGGTCATCAGGAGTTCCAGCGTGGACGCTTGATAGCCCAGCAGCAGATCGCCCTTCGGCAGGCGCGCGAACGCCGCCTCGGCCGCCTCGCGTTCCCACACCTTTTGATCGGCGTCGGGTTTGTGCTGGGGACGCAGAACCATCAGGCGATGCCGAGGACGGCGTGTTTGATCGCGTCCATCGTCTCCTTGGTCAGGCCCTTGGCCTTGCCGACGGTCTCCACCGCCTTGGCGGCTTCCTTGGCGACTTCGACGCGGACCTTCAGCAGGCGGTCGGTGTCGGTCTTCTGGGCCGTGGCTAGAGATTGAAGCGATCGGGCCAAGAACATCGTGTCTTCCGGCGTGAAGGTGACGGCGCCGCCTGGCTCGCCGTCCTCGCCTTCGGTCGTGGCGGTGATGGCCTGCATCACCAGGCCGTGCATCAGTTCGATGTTGAGCCGGGCGACACGGTTGTCCGGCTCGTCGCCGAACCGGGAGACCAGGGCGGTGGCGACCTCGCGCGAATGGCGCAGGCGTTCGCCGATCTCGGCCAAGCCCTTGACGTGACGGCCCAGCGCAGAACGCGACACGTCGGCGTCCAGTTCGTCCAGCTTGGCCTTGATCTGGTCGATGGTGGCGCCGTTCTCGCGCAGGCGGCCGATCAGTTCCCGAATTTCGGGCGGCAGCTTGTCGATCGAGGACGGGCTACGCCGGGGTGAGCGCGCCATGGGTCAGGCGCCGGGCGTCGGCTGGGTCACGCCGTCCACGGTGATGAAGCCCTTGGAGACCTTGGCCCCACGCTCTGTGATCGTCGCCACCATGATGGTGTCGCGGAACAGGTCGATGGTGACGCAGCCCGCCGTCTCCAGGAACTTCATCTGCTCGCGGACATAGGCGCGGTCCACGCCGACGCGGTGGCCCAGGCTGGTCAGCCCAGACTCGATAACCCTTTCGTTGCCCATGCCCTGGTCCTGCATCAGCAGTTCCAGGATAAGCAGACGGCGGTCGGCGGTGACCTGGTCCTTGTAGCTCATTTGGCGCCTCGCATCAGAAGTTGCTCGATGCGGATCACGCCCGCATCCGTGTTCTTGACCAGATGCTCCAGCCCGTTCACCTCGGCTGTCAGCCGCGCCACGTCGGCCTTGGTGGCGACGTTTTCGAACCGGGCCTTGAAGCCGGTGATGTCGTTCTCGACCAGGGTCAGCCGGTTCAGGATCGCCTTGGCGTCGTCGCTCTCACGCCATTGGGCGGCCCGCCGATAGGTCGCCAGCAGCAGCACGACGTTGATGGCCGAAAGACAGGCGGACAGCAGGATCATGGCGTGGGTGAAGGTCACGGACGGCGCTCCCCGGCGCAGCCGTCCAGGGCCGCCTCCAGGACCGCCTCGCGGGCCTGGCGCTGTTCACGGCCGGCCACGCGCAGCTTCATCGCCTCGAAGATGTCGCCGGCCCTGCGCAGGGCGTCGTCGGAATCGACATAGTCGGGCGCCGGACCGACCGACACGCGACAGGGCGTGGCGATCGGGACCGCGACCTCGATCGTTCTAACAATGGGTTGGGCCGGCGGTCGGCTGGCGCAGGAGGCCAGGACCAGACCCGCCGCGACCAGACCGGCCGGGACGGCAAGCACGCGGCTCATGGAAGGGCCTCCTGATGGAGCCTGAAGGCGGCATCGCATCGGCTCTCGCCCTCGCGGGGCTGGGACTGAAGAACCGTCCGGGCGCGGCGCTCGGCGGCCGAGGCCTGGGCCTGGGCGACCTGGACCAGGCGATCGGCGCGGGCGGCGGCGTCGGCGGCGGCCGAGCGCAAGGTCTCGACGGCGGCGTTCTGGAGTTGGATCGAGGCCTGTGTTCCTGACAGGGAGGTTTCGCAGGTCGCCAGCCGGGCGATGTAGCCGGTGGCCGGGGCGGTGATCTGGGCCTTCAGGGCGTCCGCCTCGGTCTGCACACGGCGACGATCATGCTCGGCCACCCCGGCCGACCAGGCCAGGGCCATCGACAGCGGGATGAAGACCAGGCAACCGACGACCGCCGCGATGGTCAGGCGCGACGGCAGCAGGGCGTTCAGACGCTCAAGGTTCACGACAGCCCCTTTCGCTGGCGCGCGAACCGGGACCAGATCACCACCGCACAGCCGACCAGCGACAGCAGCACGATCAAGGCCTGGACCAGGGGCGAAAGCCCGGCCGCCGGCGCCAGCTGGTCGCGGGCCTTGCCGAGGGTATCGACCACCTCTGCGCCGGACACGGCGACCAGAGGCGCGGCGGCGATGATGCCCTGGACTTCCCCCGTCTTCAGCAGCGGACGCGGCTTGGCGTCGGCGATGCCGGCCAGGCGCAGACCCTCGTCGATCACACCCGCCGGATAGGCGAAGCCGGCGTTCTCATGGGCGATGATGGCGACGACCAGGGGCCGCATGATGCTGACGGTGTCCAGGTCCAACCTTTGGTCGGCCGTGACCGGCTCGCCCGTGGCCTTGCTCAGTTCTCGGCAGACGACGGCGATGTAGCCCGCCGTGTTCTGGGTGTAGCCGCCGCCGGGCGCCGGGCCGTTGCGGTCGCCGACCGGGGGCGCCCAGCGGCTGATGATGCCTCGAACCGTGTCGAGTCTGTGCTGTTTGAAGTAGGTCAGCAGGGTCCGCACCAGGGCGCGAACGCCCATCTCGGCCGAGACGAAGTTGACGAACTCGCTGTCGGGCTGGGTCGGCGAAGCGCCCTGCCACCGGACGCCCCGCGCGTGGCGGATGTTGCCCGGATTGTTGTTGCGGACCCCGCGCGTCGGGCGGCGGGTCTGTTGGCCCTGTGTCATGAGAAGGTGAAGCCCTGCTGACGCGCCGCCCTGCGCGGACGCAAGGGAACAGAGCCGGATCAGCGGGCCTCAACACACCCCGAAAGGTTTCGGGGTCAGGGCTGAAATCAGCGGTCGAACAGGTCCAGGGTGTCGTCGTCACGGGCGGCCAGGCCGGCCTCGCGGTCACGCTGCTGGCGAACTTCCACGGTGCGGAGGTGAATGCCAAGCGTTTTTGCGATCTGGGCGTTGGTCGCGCCTTCCGACCGCATCCTGCGGATCGCCGCCGCACGGCGCTTGGGCGACGAGGTCGGCCCCATGGGAACCAGCAGTTTGCCGACGCGCAGCACATCCGCCATCTGTCGCGCCGAGGCCAGGCCCAGCGCTACGGCCAGGTGATGGCCCTCGTCGATCGCCTCGGGCGTGGGGATGTAGATCTCGCGCCCGCCGTAGGTCCGCGCCAGGCGCAGCGCCACTCCGGCGCCGCAACACTCGGCCACGCGCTGAAGCAGTTCCGGCCAATCCGACCAGCTGGGCTCGGCTGCGCTCAAGGCCGGGCCTCCCGTCGTGCGGCCGACAGCGCCAGTTCCGCCTTCAGGGTCGCGGCGACGGCCGCCTTCAGATCAGCCTCGCGTTGCCGCTTCACGCCGTGCGGGGCGAACAGCGCCCGGCGCTGGGCCTCGACCTGTCGCGCATAGGCGTCGGCGACGGCGGCCTGCGCCGTTCTCACCGCTTCCCATTCGAACAGGCCGGCGACCATCACTCGTCGGGCCTCGCCGCGATCAGGCCGTCCAGCCGCGCCTTCAGCACGGCGACGTGTTGGGCGGCGGGAACGCCGGTCAGGTCCTGCGACCATCCCGCGCGCTCGGCCATGGCCTTCAGCGCCTCGATCAGACGATAGGCTTGGCCCTCGTCGGCCCAGACCAGCTTGTCCACGCCCAGCTGGCGACGGCCGAAGGCTTCCAAGGCGCTCTCGCGGGGATCGCGCACGGTGCCCAACTGATGCAAAGAAATCCAAAGCGCCCGCGCCTTCTTCGCCATGGGGGACTGGGCGGGCCGGGCCTTGGCGCTGGGGCCGCGCCGGCCGCCCTGGACCACCTTCGGCTTCCAGCCCTTGGCCTTCATCTCGTCCAGAACGCGGCCCAGCTGGACTTCGTCGCAATGTGCGGCCGAGGACTGGCCCGTGATCCGCTTCAGCATGGCGCGGTAGGTCTCGTCGTCCAGGCGCAGTTCCTTGGCGGCGATCTTCACCTTGGCGATGGCGGCGCGTTGGCTCATGCGGCCTTCGCCTTCACGACGAACCGAAGGGAAATGTTCTCGTCCAGGACCACTCCGCGCATCGGATCAATGCGGACGGTCGCGCGCCAGACGGCGCCGTCATCGGCCGTGAACTCCGCAACATAGCTCAAGGTCCGTGACCCGATGCGGATCAAGACGGTGGGCGGGTCGGCCCAGCCGGCGGCTGATCCCAGGCGGAACAGCCGAGGGAACGGATCGCTCCAGGGCACCCGCTTTGTCTGAACACGCGGCGTCGCCTTCCGGCGTTTTCGGGTGGTCATGCCATTTTCCTGTTGTGGGGACCGCACCGCACAACAGGAGCGCGTTGCGAGAATTGGGACGGGGCGAGCATCGATCCTTTCTTTTGAAAGGAGCGCGGGATGACCGCTTTCGAATGGATCACAGACGGCCTTGAGCTGGCGTTGAAGGCGATTGAGTTCGCCTTGTTGGTGGCGACCTTCAGGCGTCGCCCGCGAGAGTGACGACCACTCATGACGCGGCCCCAAATCGACGCGCCATCTCGCGACGGCCGGCCTCGGCGCACCATGCGCGGGGCGCCCGCACCGCGATCGACATCAGATCCATCGAAAGGCCGATCTTCAGGGCTTGACGGACCAGGGCGTAGCGTTCGTCGATCACGGCATTGGGCGCGAAGGCGACCTCGCCGGTTTGAATCGCTCGGGCCCACTCAGCCTCGGATCGGCCCGACTGCTGGGCGATGATCTGCATCGGATGCCGATCCGCCCGCCGCTCTTGCGCCCAGGCCAGTTCGATATTGTCTAGCGGGTGATCGGCGCTCAACCTCATGAACGCACCGCCCACAGGACCCGGCCCAGCTGGGCCTCGATGTCGGCGCCCCAGTTCTGGCGCACTCGATCCAGGGCGAACCGCGTGGGCGCTTCGATGCGCGCGCCGGGAAAGGACACGGTGATCACCAGAGGCGCGATGTAGGACGCCCAGGCCGCTTCGCCGATCCGGCCATACAGGCGCGCCAGCGGATGCTCGGGGTTCGGTCCAGACGCGCGCGCCTGGGCCGAGGCCGGAACCTCCGTCGCCATCCATTCTTCAAACCGCTCCTGGGCCAGCCAGGTGCGGGCATGGGGCGTGAACTTGGGGTCAAAGCCCTTGGCCTTGACGTGGAAGGCGAATGCGGCGGCGGCGCGGATCAGGCCTTCAGGATCGGCGCCGTCCTCGACCAGCTGGGCGAACACCTTCAGCGCCGGCTTCTTGGGGTTGTCCGCGCGCGGCGGATAGGCCGCCCAGAAGCGCGCGAAGGCGTCCTGGACGGCCAGCGGCGGCGCTAGAACCTTCGCGGGGCTCATGCCGCCATCCCCGCCGAAGTCAGGTCTTGGCGCGGCGCGGCAATCATGGCCGAAATCGCCTCGGCCACCACCCGCGCCTCGTTGGCCGAGAGAATCCCCCGACCATAGACGACCCGGTCGTGCGCCTCGCGCACCGTCTCCGCTTCGAAGTCGGCCAGGACTTCGCGCCGGCTGTGCATCAGGGCGTTGGCGCGGATCAGCATCACGGTGTCGGCGGCCAGAGTCATGCCACGGCCTCCGTCGCCGCCGCTTCGCGGTCCAGTCGTTCAATCTCGGCCACAGCCAGGGCGGCCGCCCGGACCAGGTCGCGCCGCGCATCTCCCGGCTGCCAGCTGTGGCCCGGCCAAGGCCAATACAGCGATCCCGCCGACAGGCCGGCCGCGTCCAGGGCGTAGGCGCCGGACGCCCGCGCCAGTTCGCGATCGATATA